CGGCTACGGTCGTCTCATGCACCGGACCCCGGCCGAAGATCGTCACGAGGGAGTTGGCTGCCGCGTCGAACGCGAACACGCCAACGATCTTCGAAGCGGAGGCCGCGATGCCGGGAGCGACAGTTCCAGACCCGGACACGGCGGCGATCTGGCCACCGATAGAGGTCGCCGACGCGGTCAAGGTGATCGCGTCGCCGGGCTGGTAGATCGGGGTGTAGTCGGACATGATCAGGCGCCCTTCGGGTTCGTGGTCGTCGCGGGCTCCGGCGGGAACAGCCCGACGAACTGGGCCCACTCGGCGTCGACATCCACGTCGTCGCCACCGGCGTAGCCAGCGGCCTGCCCGGTCGGAACGGCGGACCCTGCGGCGATCGACGCGAGCACCGACGCGGTGACCTCGGCCGACTTGTCGTAGTGGCTCTCCCACGTCGCCCGGTCAGCCGGGGTGATCTTCCCGGCCCGGATCGCCCCGTCGATCAGCGTCTTCTTCTCGGCCGCCGCCCTCTCGGCCCGGATCTCAGCGAGCTGCTGAGTGGCGGAGGCGAGGCTGGTGGCCATCAGGTCGATACGCGGGTCCGGGGTCGCGGCGGCGACCGGAACCAGCGGCTCAGCGGCCGGCACGGGTTCCGGCACCGCAGGGACGGCCGGCGGGGTGTCGGTCGCGGCAGGCGTCGCCGGTACGACCGGGTCGGCCGCCGGGCTGGGCGGGTCGGTGGGCTTGGCGGTCTGCGCGTCGAGCGCGGCAAGGATCGCCGCCTCGTCCGCGTCGTCGGCCAGGCCGAGCCGCGAGCGGATAGCGCTCAGGTCGGACACAGGGTCCTCCTCTTGTGTGGTGGGCTCCGGCTCGGCGGCCGGGACAATTGCGGGGGGTTCGGTCGCGGCGGCGACCGGTGCGGGCTGCGCCGGGACCGGCGGTACCGCAGGAGGGGCGACGGGCAGCGGAACCGTGGTGGGCTCGCCGGGTTTCGCTCCGGGCCTGGATTCGGCGCGGGACGCGTACACGATCGGCGAAGCGGCCGAGGCGACGGTGACGGTTTCTGCGGCGGCGGGCTTGTCGACGAACGTCACCGCTACCGCGACCGGCGCGGCAAACGTCACGGACCCTTCGGCGACGGTGATTCCGACCCGGTAATAGGTGTCGTCGTCCTCATCGATGATGATCAGTTGGAGCGGGTCCAGCTCCATGCGGGTGATCCACTGCGACCACGACGCGACCTTGTTCCAGGCCGATCGGACGTCGTCGGTGCTCACACCAGCGGCGACCATGCGGGGGGTCGGGTTGGGCACGGGTGCCTCCTCGGCAGCGGGACGGGCAGCGAACGGAACGCCGCTATTCGGGCTCGCCGCAGCGACCCCGGAATAGAGCGCCCCGACGTCATGCAGGCTCGTCAATGTCCCTACGCCAGGCCGCTCGATACCGAGCAGGGCGACGGCGGTGATCACGAGTGGGTGGGTGTGGCCGAGTTGGCACACGAAGTCGTGGTAGCCCTCGATCGACCTCGACGGATACGCGGCGGCGAGCGGTGTCACCCCGGTGTCCTCGTCGACCTCGGCCAGCCACGCCGGCATGCCGGTCATATCCCCGGCCAGGCACCAGCCGCCCCGGGTCAGCGACATGTTCGAGATCCACCCGCAGGCGGGTTCGCCGTCGAAACGGGGGTCAACATGACCGAGTTTGATCACCGGGTCGTGGATGGCCGGGCAGTCCAGCGCGGCGATCGCCGACGCGAGGTCATCAGCCGTGAACGTCGCTTGGCCGGTCGACAGCGCCCACGTGCCGGCGTGCGCCAGTTCGATACCGCGCACCGTGGCGAGTTTCGGGGCCATCACTCACCACCCGTATAGATGGCGACCAACTGACCTCGGCATCGCCAGGCCCCGAGACATGTCCGCATCGGGCCCTGCGGGTAGGTGGCGAGCGCTTCCTCCCAGGTGCCGAACGCCTGGCCGTCGATCTCGCGGCAGTTGGCACAGGTCCCATGGTCGAGAATTTCGCTCGCCACCCAGGAGGCCGCCGCCAGCGCCATTACCGAGGCCCGGCCGCCGGCCTGCGCGGCCGTCATCGCGGCGATCGCGTTGCTCGCTATCCAGCCCTTGTCGGACTCGGCCAGCGTGGTCAGCGAGTCCTCAACGGCCTGGCGGATGTCGGCCTCGGCGTCACCGGAGACTTGCAGCGCGGTCCGGGTAGCCGAGCCGGTGTAGCCCCCGGCGATCAGGTCCGCGAAGATCTTCGCGATCTCGGTGTTCTGGTCGGCGCCCGCGTTGCGCGGCTGGACCACCGTGGCGCCTTGGTGCGCGGCCTCGGCGACCGCGCCGGTTGCGGCCTGCCCCGACACGACATCCATGTGCGTCGCGATCGCCTGCGCGAGCGCGTCGACCTCCTCGGGCGACACCTCCACGCCGGTGAGTTCCGAGAGAGTGCCCGACGCCGCAGCGTTCGCCGTGTCGGAGGCCAGGGCGGCGATCAGTCCGGCTACCAGCGCTGGCCACGCGAGGAGCAGTGCGGCCACGGCTGCGGCGTGCTGTGTGGCGATCGCGGCGAAGTCGACCCCGGCGGCGATCTCCACGGCGGTCCGCGCCCGGTTCTCACCCGTCGCCGGAGTGGCCGTGTCGTCGGGCTGGTCGTCGGCCGCTGCTCGCACGGGGCGGGCCGCCTTCACGGACGTGTCGGTCTCGGTCTTCACGGGCGGGTCGGTCTCGGACCCCGGGTCTGCCGCCGGGGCGGCGGTCGGGTCTTTGACGGGCGCGGGCACGGTGGTCTGCGGCGGAACCCACGGCGTGCTGCGCTCGGGAAACCCCCAGGTGTCCCGGATGAAAGCGTCGAGCGCCGGGTCTGCCTGAAGCCCGCCCGACTGCATGAGCAGGCCGATCGCCTCGGCGGTGATCTCGTGCGTCGAGGAGACGTCCGACACCGTGATCGTTGGGACGGGCTCGTCGGAGCCCCAGTTCCACTCGACGATCCTGGCGGCGGCTTCACGGGTGATGGTCTCGGCGATGTCGTCGGCGATCGACTGGATGCTGAGCATGAACAAGTCGATGAACGACTGGCCCAGCGCGCGGGAGCCATGGGTGGTTTCGCCGAGGTCCAGGAACCCGGCGAGACACATCCGCGACATTTGTTGATCGAGCCATTTGAGGAACGCCATCGTGTCCGGCGCGGACCCGGCCAGTCCGATCAGTTCCAACATGAAGCCCGGCGGCAGCGCGGCCCCGGACGTCTCGCCGCCCCGGTACTGCTCGGCGACGGAAGCGGCAGCGGTCATCTGCGCGGCCGTGGGATTCGTGCCGGGCAGCGCGCGGGCGATCGGAACGCCGACACCGAACCGACGGTTCGCGGTACCCAAGATCCGCTGCATTTCCCGCTTCAGCAGCCACGGGGCGTACGCCGGTCGCAGCAGCGAGACGCCCTGCCATGCGGCGCCTTCCCGGTCGTGGGCGTACCACACCGCGTTCTGCGCCAGGATCGGCTTCGGCGGAGTCATGCCCAGCATCGCGAACTGCTCGAACGAGTTCAGGGAGCCGTCGCGGTTCACGTCGATCTCGATGATGGTGCGCGGCGCCCGCTCGGACAGCACCGACAGCCGGGCCTGGCCCGCGTCGTCGATCGTCGCGCCGATTTCGAACGGCATGTGGCCGTAGACCAGGTGCCGCAGCGCGGTCCGCAGGTGCTCTTTCCACGACACCCCACGCACCCGGGCGGCGGACGGCTTCGCCTTCCCGGTCACGTGCAGGCCGAGGTCTTCGGCGACGAGCTGCGCTACCTCGGGTCGGCAGCCCTCGCCGTTGACCTGCCAGGTGGCCCGCCGGATCGGCAGCGTGTACGCCGACATGATCGCGGTGAGTTGCGGGTCGTGGCGCATCTGCGCATAGGTCTGGTTGGATTCCGGCCAGATCAGCGCCGGGACGTGCTCGACGAAGTCCGCGTAGAGGTGCCCGAAAAACACCTCATCGGAGACGTACCCGCCGAGCGAGGTTGGCGGTTTGAGGTCGGAGGTGGCCACGGGCGTCACCCCCGGGCTACATCGGCTCCTGCATGAAGTTCACGTCGTCCGTACGGCCGGGAAACTCGGGGTGCCTGGCTGGCGGCTGAGGTAGGCGGTGCGTACCGGGCGCGTGCTTCGTGATGGTGACCCGCGTCCCCATCGACCCGACGTCGACCATGTCGTCA